GTTATTCCTTTTTTATCTAAAGCTTTCATTAATTCTCTATCTGCTTTTGACTTACCATAAAGTGGTGATGCCTGAAGACCTGTCATCAAGCCAGATGTTAATGAGTTTATTCCAGCTGTGTTTGCAGCTGCTACTTGCGCATCTGCATCTGCGGCACGTTTTGCTGCGTCTTGAGCAGCAGCAGCGTCCATAGCTATTAACTGTTGATTGATATCATCACGATTTTCAGCTTTCATTTTATCTAAAGCAAACATTTGTTCACCCATATTAATTCTTACATCTTCTGCGTTTTGTTGAGCCTGTGCTCCTACCTTACCAACACCTGCTGCTAATGCTCTTGCATCTCCTTCTTGTAATGCTTCTATTGCAGTAGTTGTTGTTTGTAAATTGTTTTCTAATTCTGCTTCAAAAGCATCTAAAGGAACATTTAGCCCTGCAAAATAATCTTTCTCTGCCTTCTTCCTTGCATCTGCCAAATATCTGGCAGCATCTGCGTCTGCCTTTCTTTGTGCTCTACGAGCGTTAGCAGCTTGGTTAAAACTTAAACCAGCTCCTACAATTGCAGAACCTACAGCTATTGATGTTGCTACTCCCATATTATAATTTTTTAATCATTTCTTGACCATTGTTTCCTCCATCTACAAATCCTAACTCTTTATATAAGTTAATAAGTGGTTGGTTTTTTAACAATGAATATACATATTTTTTATCTAATGCTCTTGCTAAAGATGTTATTGTTTCTACCAACATATATAAAGCTTCTTTTCTTATGTCTTTGTTCTTAAATTTAAAACTGGATATAATCCACTCCAACAGAACTACATTGGAGTTAGTTACATACATATATCCTGCGCATATTGGTTCATCATTATAATAAACCATATAACCTCTGTCGGGCAAAAAATCTTTTGCTGGAGCTGTCCACCTCCAATCTTTCCACCACTTACATAAGATATCATCATAATCATTATCACCAAGTGGTTTTATATTTAAAGCCATCTATGCAAAGATAATAAAACTATGGAAAACTTTTCATAACACTACCACTCACCGAAAACAATTCAACAGGTTGAGTTTCAGTTATAGGAAGCTCTAAGGTAAACTCCATAAAATACCCTCTTGCGCCTGTTGATTCTGCTACTACGTTTTTATAATAATATATAAAATCTCCTGGAACTATTGCTGGAACACCGTAAGCAGAATAATCAAGAGTAATTTGTTTATTAACCTTATCTATAACCGATACAACTCCAATCGGTTTTGGACCTTGTACAGTAGTAAAATAAACAGTATCTCCTCCGCTAATAATATTTCCTAAATCATTGCTAAAAGTTAATAATTCTAAATTAGGAGCAAGACCTATTGTTGATGTAAGATTTCCTATACCATGAGCCGATCTTAATTTAAAATCTACCGTTTGTTCATTTTCTCTTATATAAGAAAACCACTCTCCTTCCTTTTGTTCAAAGTCAGAAAACAACATACTTCCTGAACTTAAATCTGTTTTTAATTCTACACAACTCCATGCAGCATCACTTTCAAAAGACATGGTTTTAAATAACTTTATCTCTAATGGTCTGTCATTAAAAACACCAGTAATGGTAGACTTTTCCTGAACACCGTAATAATTATTTCTTAATGGATTTGTATTATGACGGTAAAGATTACCTCCGTCAAACGAATAAAGGTAAGTATTTAAACCTGTAAGAAACTCAGGTATATAAGAAAACCTTGAAGGCCAACCTTTTACTCCGTCACTATATGATACTGTCATGTTGTCTGCCATATCTCTTAACAATTTACGCAAGGCCCTAAAGCCACGCCATTAAAATATCTTACCTTATCATTAAATTTATACCAGCCTACTGGAGCGTAGGTATCCAATCTATTATCAGTATATACTGCGTTTGCTAAACACCAGTTTAATCCATCAAAATAAAAATTTGTAACTAAAGTTGCCATATTAACAATTAAATTTATTTATACATATTCCCGCATAAGCACCAGAACCTATTTCAATTACTCTTGCTGGAGATCCTGATAGTCTATAGAATCCAGGTAACATATCTGCTGGACCGTTACCGCATGATGCCGTTTGGTAACAAGGGTCTCCCACTCTTGCGCTACCAGGGTTAGGGCCAGCGTGACCTCTATTTACCATTGTTTGTCCTGAAGGTAAATTTGATGGGTCTAATGCACAAGCAGCAGTTCTTGACTGCACAGGTACAGAGTTAGTTGCAAAAACATTACAAGGCATACCAGTAAATGCACAAGCATCAGCTTCTGATATAGTTGAATAAGCAAAAGCAGCGCGAGTTGGTGTTCTTAAGTCTGTTACTAAAATTAATGAATCATTTGCATTATACGCACCTAAACTTTCTTGTGCTGTAAAAAGCCCAGTTTGTGGATTTAATACAGGCGTTGTTTTGCTTTGCCCCTGTAATAAAGACAAATTCCAATCTCCTGGATTTAACAAGGTAGTGTTTGAAACAAACATATAAAACTTATTTAAGTTTGGATCAAAAGTCATGTCGTCAGAACCAAACTCCCTGCTTCCTAAGTTTAAATTAACACCTGTGTATGGTATCATTTCTAAAGACTGAACACCTGTTTTGTTATCTAAAAAAGTACAGCCTTGAGTGCTTGACGTGTTTTGTAATATTACCTGTTCTATATCTAATGGGCTATAGTATGTAGGGCCATTTACAGTGCCTGGCTTTATCCATTGAAATTGATTATGAATTGTTTTGCTTGCATCTTCTGGAGAACTTAATACAATTCTTACTACAGAAGAGTTAACACGTACAGGGCAGTTTACTGTAAAAGTAAAAGATGATTTTTCTTTCGGAGTTATTTTTAAATTAAATGTTGTTGGGTACGGAAAGTTCTTTAAAAAAGTAACCGTACCATTAGTTACTCTATCAGTTTCGCTAATTACAGTTATACCATTCCACACTCCTTCTATATCTATTTTAGAACCAGTAGAATTTAGAGCCCAACTTACAGTGGTAAAATTTCTTACAGGTCCTAAATCAAAAGACCTTTCAAATTCTACTAAAGTATCTGCTACAGAAATTGTATTACCACAAGGTATTATATCGTCTTGAACTGGTACAGGGTTGTTATTGGAAGATATAACATACTCGTCCATGTAAGGATCGTAACCACCAATTTTTTGCGTAGTCAATTGAGTTGTAAACTGGTCTCTAAAAAAAGACCTCATGCCATAGTCAGAAACAACCTCCAGCTGATCTGCATTCATTGCTCCTCCTCCAAGTTTTATTATAGAATTTCTTTTGGTATCAGTAAAATAAACGTCTTTCCCCCAGCTTGTAAAACTTTCTGGATTAAAACTTATACCATATTCTTCTATTCTTGCTACTTGTTTTCCTAAAACTGTAGGTGATGAAACAATAGCCCCGCCCCCTACAGCATCTGATATTAAATCTTTGTTTGTTAAAACGTAGGATATCCTATCTTCTTGCAATACTAAAATATCTGTTTCTCTACTGTGTAATTTCATTACAGGACCAAAAGATATTTCTAAATCTTTATAATTAATTAAACCTAAATTAAATTCATTTAAATTATTTACATTGTTTGGCCCGCTATATATACCGCTGTATGTCAATCCAGAAAATCTATCAGCTCTTTTTATTTCAGTATTTGTTTGAGCTGTTGTTCTTTCGCCAAGATTAAGTCTTTTTTCTACTGCTAAATCTAAAATCTGATAGCTTTCTACTCCATTACCAAAAGCAAAACAATTATAAAAAGGTAGGTCAACTATAGCTGGAGTTAAACTTTGAAGCACTTGGTCTTGAACATTACCTAAATGTATTTTATCTCCATTTATATCAAACCCTGTCTTATACATTTCTGAAGAATCATAAAACAAATTAGGATCTGCTGTATCTGGTTCAGTTTCAAATACTTGCAAGTCGTTTTGTCTATTAACAAATATTCTAACATTAACATTAGATGGTCTCATATCTACTGATGGCCCTCCTCTTGGTACACCATGAACTAACACAAGGTTTGCATTATCTAAAACAACAACTGGAGATCCTGTTCCTGTTTGAGATGTCCATGTAAATACATATTCATTTACGCAAGGAGCTGGTATACCAGCAATTGTAGTATAGTTTGTATCATCATAACTTCCAATTAAACCTTGCTCCCCTGTAGAACTTGTTCCTCCAACTAAATTACCAATATTGTTTCCTTCCCACCAATCATAAAAAGATGGCCATGCTTGATCTGTTGTAAATTCTTGTTCCCATTTCCAGTTTACACTTTTACCTCTGTCTCCAGCTCCTATTCCACCATAACCCGATCTCCATATTTGAAATTTAAATCTAATAACTGATCCAGCAGGTAGATCGTAGTATTCAGGAGTTGTATAATTAGCGTTAAAAACAGGATACGAAACCGTTCTGTTTGGGTCCGCTACTATACCCGTACCACAAGGAGACGTTTTAGTAATAGACCTGTCGGCAACTCTTAAATAATGTATTGTACTGTTTGGTGATGCTCTTAAGGTTATTTTGTCAGGATTAATACTAAAATATAAACCCGCTAACGAATCACTTGACCCACTTCCAGGGTCTGGACCTAATTCTCCTCCTCCATATGACTGTACGTCTATCACCGTTTCTACTGCTAAATCATTTAAAGGACCGTTTGAGTCTGCTTTACATATTAATCTTTGCCCTGCCGATACTAAATTTTGATCGTCCCCTTCTAATTTTAACCAATATATATTTGGATTTAGTCTGTCTGTATAAAATCTTGTTACATATATTATGTTGTAATTAGTAAAGTTAGGTTTTAAAACAAACTTATATCTTGTAGCCCACTCAGGCGGTTCACTATTAATATCTACTTGTATAGTGTTTTTGCTTATGCTTCTTTCAGCAGGAAAATGCGTAGCACTATTAACAGATGATATGGCTGGGGTAGCTCTTCCATACTCGTCCATATATACTATAGCAACATCATAATCTCTATTTGAATGTAATGAGTTGTTATTTGTTGTGGTACCTGTAGAAATAACTGATGTAGAAGCTACACCTTTGAAATAAGCAAAAGCCTGAACTCCTGTAGTAGAGGTAAATCTGCAAGCAATAGGTGTTAATACATACCCTTGAGAGGTAGGGGTGTTTATTGTCTGTATAGCCATTGACTCTGATACAGCTGGGCTTGTTATAGAAGATAAGTCAAAAGTAAAATTATCATTATATCCCTGAGCAATAGAAGGGGCTTGATTTATCAGTAAAGCATTAAACCTGTCAGTAAGTGAACTACCATTCGCTGATTGTGAAATAGGTAAAAAGTTTGTTAACCCAATAGAGTTTTCAAATTCTGGTCCAGCCATCAATGCTGCTATACTGCTGTACGCTACGCCTGTAGTAAAATTTATATTTATATCAAATGAGGACCCACCAAATGGTAAAAATCCAGTTGGGAAATCAGGGTCTGATACATCTCCATTTAAAAATCTTGCGGCAAAAGAATATGTAGTAGAAAAAACTGTTCCAGCAGGAATAATATTTCCTGTTTGGTTCCAAGGGTTAGCACCGCTTTCTAATAAAAAACTAAATATAACATCATTTCCTGTAAATGGTTGAGGAGCTCCTGCTATATTATATGTAGTTAAAGTTGAATTACTTGTTTGTTGAGGGGTTTTTAATATTGTCCCCTGAATGTCAACACTTTTAGGTTCAGAGACAAAGTTAACTGGTATGGGCGTTCCGTTTACTGTAGTTATATCTCTTCCGTCTTCATAGTTACCATATATTAATCTGTTTCCTTGTATGGTTTGTGACTTTGCTATCAAAGGAACATTATCGTATTGTCGTAACAACTCATCTTGTCCTAACAAAGTATAAATTTTTTGAGCACTTATTGGATAGTTATAAGATGTATCATTTGGTATGCCTAATAAACTTTTATTTAACTTTTCTATTAAGAAAATAGAGGTGCTGTTACTTGCTTTGTATAATATTTCTATACCAACAACTTCTGAATTACCTGTACTAACCTTTACGTTTATAGAATTAAATTGATTTATCATTCCATCATTCTCAAACGTGCTGTAATTTAACTGAAAGTTTCCTGGCTCAAATGCCGCAGTAGTAAACAAAGAAGTAGCACTATATTTATTATCTAAATATTTAAAACGATATGCAAAGCTTATAAACACTTCTTCTATAAAAGAATTTTCTATAGCATTAGAATTAAAAAGATTTATTTCTGGTGCACCAAGCTCGTTATCTCTAAATCCTGGCGGCTTTACAATAACACTAATTTGTTCTTCTGTAAATGTATTGTTTGGTCCATAATCTCTTTTAACATTTATAACTCTGGGCGGGTTTAAATCATCTGTAAAAAATAATAAATCTTCTATTTTATTTACACCTGTAATTAAAAACTTAGGATCAAATTTTAAAACATCAAAACTTACTAAGTGATATGTAATTGCGTTTATAGATGTGTTATAAGAAACTACTAAATCAGCTATTCCTGTAGGTGAAGGTATAAAATTTGGATCATGAACAAACCAATATAATGTTTCGTTTATTCCATCGGCATATGAACCTATACAGGTAGCTTGTGAAGATAAATCTGTACTGTTTATTTGTAAGGTTGTAAGTTTTGTATTACCCTTAGAATTTTCTACTGCACCAATCTCAGTGCTTTCAGTAGATCCAAGCCTAACATTTAAAGCATCAACATATTCTCCTGGTGGTATTAAGCGTTCATCAACGCTTTTATTCATTCTTCCCTTTACAAAAGTGCTATTAATATCCATATTACTTTATCCATTTGTCCTGACCTCTCAAGTTCATCAGCAGTCTTCCTGGGTGAATATTACTTAATCTTAACTTTGCATTTCTTAATAATGAAGATTTATCTTTTCTTGCTCTATTAACTATATATTCTTGAACTCCTATTTTACTATTAAGCAAAGAAAAACGTATGTATGCATACAGATATTCTTCAAACATTTTGTTTACGCTAATTTTAGAATCATCACCATTCATCATACCATCTGAAACATACTCTAATACCACTGATTTTCCTGACATTGATGAATTAAAATATATTGCACCTGTGCTTTTGTTTATTGTAAAGGTTGGGTTTATATTTGCTGTTTCTGTATTTAATCCAAAACGAGAGCCAACAGCATAATCAAAGTACCAACACCCGTCTATGCAATAACCCAGTTGATTATTGTATGGCCCTGGTCCTAAATATAACCTCTGCATACCTCCATCTTGTCTGGATAAATCAACCTCAGAATTTTCTGGTTTTAAAACATTACCTTCTAAATCAAATAAAATTTTAGCATTATTATCTTGTAAATAAGCATCACTCCACATGGTCTGAATATTTTCCGTTAAAGGATATAAAACACCTGCCTCATATAAAGATATTCTAACGTAATTAACATAATCTGGAGGTAATACAAATCTAATCTGCCCGTCTAAAGTTAGTTGTAAGATTTTAACTTCTTTCATTGCATCGTAATTCAACTCTTGAATACCACGCTTTGCATGAAAAATTACTTGATATCTTTCTATGTTATTTAATATTTCATTATTACCTTGATACATTAACATAAAATTACTAACTATATCCTCTAAAGATACATACTGATATGAACCCCAGTTTTTATCTAATGGTGTATTACCATTGTTTTCATAATATAAATAATCTGTAATATATGCCATTGTTAAACTTGTATTTGGTTATCTTGAACTTCTTCGTTTTGACCGAACTGATAAACATCTGCTTCTCTTATCTCAATACCTACATATTGACAAATCTTTGCAATTAAACCAGGTTCGTCTGATAATGGTAATTCAAAGTCTTGATGTCCTGATAAAGAAGGGTTGTATAAAGGTGCACTACCTGCCATAGTATATGTCCACATTGGAGGTTTTGGGTATCTAATGTACTGTGCCTTTATATCCCCTGCATTAACTATTTGTGTAGGGTAAATAGAAACGGTATTTCCTCCTAAAACATAAGCTGGAAACTGAGTTGTAGGGGAGGTTAGTGTAGAGCTTTGTAAATAAAATATTTTCTTTTGACTTACTCTTTCAACCTCTGTTACATTTTTACCATCATAAATAGCGTACTGTTGATTTATTGCAAATATATTATCACTTAAGTTTAAAGTTGTTGAATTTAAAGTGGCTGCTACATACGCCTGTTTTAAATCAGTTTTATTTATTGCTATACTTTGTTTTGGCGGATATTGTGGGGTTACTGTTCCATTAGAAAAAGGAGGGGTTGCATTTGCGTCAACTAATGACGTACCCCCTGCCCCAGTAGTAATACCTGATGTAATAAGAGTTGGATAGTAAAATAATTTATTTACTAAATAATAATCCGCAGGTAAACTAAAAGTGTTTTCGTCAAAAGTTGTTGCTTTTGCTAAAAATACTTCTTCAGAAAATGAATCTATTACTTCTTCTAAACCTTTTACAATATCAGCATATCCAGTTCCTGATTGCCTCATGTTCTCACGATTTATATACTGATTGTATTGATAAAAATAATCCTCAAACATATCCATCTGCGCTTGTTGGGCGTACAGATTGAAATCTTGTGGAGAAAGATATCCGTAATTATTTTTATTTATAATTGCTAATACCGTATTCCTAACATTGTCTATCATGGGCATAGTAAATACTTTTTAATTATCTACAAATATAGCAAAAAAAAAGAGGTCACTTTTTTTGTGACCTCTTAAGAATTATTAATAAAACTATTAAGACAGCGCTAAACTTTCTACTGTTATAACAGAGCCTTCAAATATAGGCATTTGTACTCTTGCAGTAGATGGTCCAGGTGGGTCTGGCATATTTACACCAACATATCCTCTCTTCATAGCATCTTGTATTGCAATAGCAACAGCACGTCCTGATCCTTGATCTGAATGGTCTATTGTTAATGTAGGAGTAACATTAGTGTTTAAAATAATTTTAGTTTGCTCATTACCAGCTCTATCAGCTAAAACTATTTGATCCATTTGGATTAAATATGTAGAAGATACTGTTGAGTCAAAAACATTAAAAGCGTCTCCTATGGCTCCTGCCGTAGAACTGCATTTAAATCTAAAGTCATCTATAACACTAACTACTACTTCACTAAAGTTTTGAGTTGTATTTTCATATACATCTCCAATATTCATAGTAGTTAAAAATGTTTTACCATTATCATAAACTTCTGTTGCTGGAGCTTCAATTGTAAAGTTATCATTAAACAAAGTTGGGCTGTTAAATATATCAGCAGTTAATGTTAATGATGTTTCATTAATTAAAGCAGCTACAGTAGTTTGTGTACCAGCTGTTGTGTTCTTTACAATATCTCCAACTCTAACTTTACGAGTTGTAAATGTTGATCCTACAGCATTTAATTGCTTTTCCTTACGAATAGCATAAGTTTCAGTACCAGCAGGAAATAAGTCAGAAGCAAAACTTAATTCTGTTCCGTTAGCATTTACAGCAGTTATAGCAGCTTGAGTGCTATCAGTAACATTGTATGCAATGTCACCAACAACAACACCATCAGCAACAAAAGTAGCGCCAGAATCAACAAGCTTATCTTGGCTGTCACTTGTAGCAGTTCCTGCGGCTATACCCGCTGAAGCGGTTGTTCCTACCACTAACTCAATTGCACCCGAAGCTACAACTGTGTTTATTGGTATTTCTAAATATTTCGCTCTCATATGCTTAAGCGTTTACTATTCCTGTAGGGGCTAATGGTAAAGCAACTGGAAACATTGACTTTTGCCAGCTTGTAGCTAAAGCTTGCTCCATAGCATCTAATATTGCGTCATAAACATTAAAGGCTACTTGATTTGCAGTAGTTACCGTAGTAGCTGTTCCGTCTGAATATGTTAATACAACAGTAGTAGCCGTAGCACTTGCTGTTGTTACTGTTTTTACACGACTTAGACTAATCAACTGACTTGTCTGAGGTGCATTAGTTATTTTAAGAAATTTTTCCATTTTATAAAAAGGTTTTAATGGGTTAATAAAGAACAAAGATAGTTAATCTATTTATCTTTATTTAAAGCCTTTTTTAATATCTTAAACATTTCAATACCATCATCAGATTGTAAGTAACTTCCTATTATATAATATGGGTCTGTGTTGTGTGGCACATTCAACATTTTCTTTTTATTATTTTTTAAATTGTACCAAACCTCTTTATTTCCTTTGTTAAATTTAAGTAGGTTGTTGTCAAAGAATTTCATTATTGTATCCTGTAATTCTAACATAGGATCGTTTATAATATCAACTAATTCTTGTGGTCTTGTTTTTGCAAACATAAGAAGGTCTCTTTTTATTTCAGGAGTTGACATTCTGTCAACAGCATTACCAATAAAAACTCTACAAACTGTAATCATTTTTTCCATAGGTAATTCCATAGCTAATACTTGAGCATCTAATTCCATTCTTGCCTCCTCTAATTCTTGAGCAGCATCTACCTCTCTATTTACTTCTTCAAAAACATTTCCGTTTTGTGGGTGGTAGTATAAAAACTTTTGTAATACCTGATTACTTCTGTCAACAGTTAACATACCGTCTTCAAAAACTACAGGTTCTAATATTGCATTTCCATCTTGTTCGTCCTCAAAAGGCGATTTTTGATTTCTTGCATATCTTAAGGGTCTGTTTACACCTTTGTCTTCATCAAACCATAATAATGGTGATCGGCTACTGTTTCTTGATGGAATGGTGTAAGATAAGGGAGCTCTTCCATTTAATAGCCTATACGTCTTAGACGTATATTTTTCTACGTTTTTCATTTTATTTTATTTTAATTTAATTATAATTTAAATAAAAGGAGGGCTACTAATAGGGCGTTTCCATGCATGACTTTCGCCCCCCTTTTAAAATTTACTACTTAATCCTTATGCTTGGAATAAGAAGAAGTTGTTTGCACCTAAAGTACATACCGCTCTTTCAGATAAGAAGTTAACCTCCATTGCATCAAGATCAGATGTTCTTGCACCACCAGCAGAACCAGTAATCCAAGTTTTGTAACGTCTGTCTTCTGTTTCTGAAGCTCTATATCTAACGTGTAAGAATGGTCTTTTTGCGTTCTTACCTAAGATTTGGTCATATACAGAAGTTGATCCAGCAGGAACTAAAAGTCCGTTTACTGCACCAGCTGTTAAACCACCTCTCATTGTAGGATCGTTTAGGTATTTCCAGTCAGACTTGTAGAAGTCATATCCTCTACGGAATCCTGTGAAGCCTAAATTTAAAGCCATGTCTTTGTCATTATCAAAAAGACCGTATGAAGTACCACCTGCTCCGTAAGAGTTTTGTGCTGCTAACATATCGTCAATATCAAATGAGAAGTTTCTATTTACGAAAATTACATTTTCTTCAATAGCTCCTTGCTTATCTAATCTTTGGATAACAGAATCAAAACCTGCTAAAGTAGTTGGGTTTCCTCCTCCCCATACATTTCCTCTATTGTTTACTACATAGAAGATACCTTCAGAACCAGCGTTGATAACGCCCGCAGCAGGAGTAGCACTACTTAATTGTGCCTCAGCTTGCGAGTTAGTGATTGCAGGAACAGCTTCAATCATTGCAGTTTCCATGTAATCCTCAAAACGTAATCTTGTTTCATGCTCTGATTTTAAATACCATAGGTATCCGTTTGCTCCATTTTCAGTTTGTATTTCTACCCAACCGATTTGAGCCATGTCTGATCCAGATACAGAGTATTTGTCTTTTAAAATAATTGGTTTATTTTGAAAGAAGAAATCATCTGACTCTAAAGATCCAACCATACCATTAGTTCCTTTTGCAAATTCAGAACCGTATACAAATAAAGTACACGCTACTCCCGCACCCATTGCCTGAGTTAATTCGTAGTATGCTACTTCTATTTGGCTACTTGTTAAGTTAACACCACCACCTGTAGTTCCACCTGGAGCCGTTACAATAACTCCTTTATTTGTTAAAGTTGAACCTGGAGTATTATCAGATAACATAATAGTTTGTCCAGCTCTTAATGCCGCTGAAGTTTCTCCTGTTACTAATCCAGGAGTAAATACATCGTTAATAGTTAAAATTGCTAACGAGTTAATCGCAGCAATATTTGACGTTACGTTTGTATACTTTGTATGTAATCTTCCTTGTTCTGCCCACTTAATCATATCTGAGTTAGTTGGCATTTCAGCACCTACCATTCTTAGGAAAGATGCAATTGTTCTATTTCCATAACGCTCAAATTCCTTTTCATAAGTATCAGGAAGATACTGATTTAAGAAATCAAAGTCAGTTATGTAGTTTGTTGATAGGACTTGTTGTTGAGCACTTGGCTGCAAATCAAATCCTGGGGCTGCTTGTACTGACATAATTTATTTATTTTTTTTAATATTTATACTTTTTTTATACTTCTAATTTTTAATCCTCTTCCACTGCTTGTGTCGCCAACAGCTCTAATTTTCAAGCCATCTTTTGTTACACCTTGAGAAGCTGGTCTAATATCCATATCAATGTTTTTTGATTTTTTAGTTACATTGTCTACAGCATTAGATACACCTTGATCGTAAAAAAACTGAGCGAATTTTTCTGGATTCATTGCTATTGCTAAAGACTTGTGATATCCTTCAGCGTCACTCATTAATCCGTTTTTGTCCATAAATTTATTTACAAAATTATTGACATCAGACTGAACGTTTTTTAATTCAGTTGCATCGCCTGGCTTATAAGTAAAACTTTTTTCTCCTACACTGAACTCAAAACCTTTGAACTCATTGTTAAAAACCTCATCAGTTTTTTTGAGAAACCAGTCATACCTTTTACGATTTTCTTCCTGCGCAGTTTTAGATTCTTCTAAATAACTTTTATAAGCATTAAAATCTTCTTTGTCCTTGTCAGATAACCCATTCCCACTTGACTCAAGAGGAACTTTATATTTACCCTTCTGTTCATTGAAATACTTTTTTGCTTTCGCAAGTTCTCTTTTTTTAGCTAATTTGATTTTCTTTATTGCCCTTTCATCTTCTAACTCTTCATCATATGAAAACTTATCGTCAATAAGGTCTTGAATATCTATTGCGTCCAAACCATCTTCAGTTTGTGCGTAATAATCAGCTAATAGTAGTTCATCGTCCATGGCATCATAATCCTTTTGTAATTTATAAAAGTCTTCAATACCACGTCCAGTTTCCTTTTTAAAATTAAGGTATGCCGAAACATCTTCAGGTAATTCATCATTGTCTTTTGTTTGCGCAAACAAATCATCTACTGAAGAGATATCTTTATCATACCTATTTTTAATATATGAAAGAACGTCTTCGTCATTTAACTCTGACGAGGGAGTTTCTTCTTTTACTTCTTCTTTTGTTTCTTCAGCTACTGGAGCTTCCGTTGTTTCTTCTTCTGTTTTGGTTTGAGTTTCAGTATCTTCATACTTATCCTCATGTTTTTCTAAAAGAGCTTTCTCAACCTCTGCGGTTGACTTCTCTTCTTTTGTAACTTCTCTTACTTTAATTTCCATTTTATTTAATTTAATTTATACAAAGTTAATAATAATCCAATAAAATATTTAAGCTTATCTTGGGTTGAACTCTGCAAGATCAAACCCGTCTAAACTATCTTCATTAGACTCAAAATTTATTGGAGGTAAATTGTTTTTTCTTTGGCTTATAAGCTTTGATTGTTCAGATGACTGCTGGCTTATTCTTCTGTCTTTTGCTTTTTCACGATTTTGTTCACGCATATCTATTTGAGATTGTTCTAATCCTTTTATTTCCATAGCGTATTCAAATTCAGTTTGCATTAATTGTTCTTTTAATGCAGCCTCATTTTTCATCTTTTCTATTTCAAAACCTATCTCAGCTTGCTTTACTTGCATTTTTGACTGAGTTTCCATTTGTATTTTTTGCATTGCTATTTGTGCAGCGGCTTGTTGAGCTTGCATATTGTTTTGTTGTTGCATCTGCATTTCCTGAGCTTTCTTCTCTTGATCTTGTCTTTGCTTTGCTTTTCTTTTAACTTTTAGCAATTGATTAGCCATCTTGATATTTTTTATTTCTCTAATATCTATAGCGTCTTCTAAATCTATACCACCCTTTGATAATGCCATTTGTATGTTTGCCTCTAATCTTGCTTTTTCTTCTTCATCTGGAGCAACTTCTACAAATATTCCAAAGTCATATAAATATAAATTCTTTATATCATCTAATATTCCCAAGTTGTATTTTCCAATCTGCATTGCAAACTCATCAGCAAAATCTGAATATTCTAATACATCTGCTGTTCTGATAGATAATGCTTCAGCTAATGTTTGTGTTAAATATAAACTACCGTCTAAAATATGTCTTGTTGCTGTATTAGAATTTAATGCTGCAAGTTTTTGAACTCCCACTAAAGAGTTTGGATCAGGAGTGCTACCATCTCTCGCCTCATTAAGACCTGTAACAGTTCTAATCATATTCATATAATGATTATAATTACCTATAAGCATTTGCATTTTATTAGCTCCGCTATTAGATGTTAGCTGTTGAATTGGAACACGAGCATTATTAAATTCACCATCTTGAGTATAGCTTCTTCCGACAACACTACCAGTTTGGAAATATAATCTCAAAGCATCAGAAGGGTCATAAGCATTTCCAGTTCCTAAATCTACTTCACTTAGGCCATCTGCATCTATAAACACACCGTCAGGAACAACTTTTGATATTACTTGTTGTAATTTTAAATGAGTCATTTGAATTAAATCAGTAAATGGAATCATTCTTCTTACTAAAGATTCTATATTACCCTTATACATTCTTGGTGCTACTGCTACATAATTAGGCATAGCGTATTGACTTGCAGATTGAGGTCTTACCATATTTTTTGCAAGCTCCCATTTTAACAAAATATTAGTACCCATAACCATTACACCATCATACCAAACATCAATTCTTTTTTCTACTCTTTCAAATTTTCCTTCTTCCATCATTTCTGGTGGTGGATTAAACTCATCATCTTTTTCTACTGTTTTAAAATTACCAGATGATGTTTCTTTTTTCTTGTATACAAAACTGTTAGTAGATTTGTAATTAAAATATAACAAAGTACAGGTGTCTCTATAGAACATAGAGTTTTCATACATAGCTGCAACATTATAATACTGGTACCAAGCCTGACTATATTTTGATATTTCTTCTAAATCTGATTGTGTTAAATCAGGATTAATTTTTAATAATTCACCGATAGGTATGGTTTTGATTTCACCCCAATAAAAACAATCTTTAAAATGAGGGTCTTCAGTATAGCTATACACTACATTTGCTGGGTCAACATAATCTACTTTTACCCCATCTCCTTTTTGAAAACTATGTTTACAAACTCCAATACCTAAAGTCATTAAGTCTAAGTCACATCTTTTTCTTGTTTGTTCATAATGATTTTCTGCTAATATAGTATTGATAGCACATTCATTTGCAATTTCTACAGCTGGTTTATAATTCATTTGCATATACAGCTCCATCTCTAAATCAGTTTCTGGTAATTCTTGTGGATCAACCTGAAATACATCTAATCCAAAATCTTCTTCTATTTGCTGAAATAAAGGTTTAGCTATCACATTTGTTTCTATCATTTGCTGAAACTCACCTCTTTTTTCTGATGACATTGCGTCTTGAGCATAAGTCTTAACATGAAAAAGACGATCGCTCATACCATTAACAACTATATCAACAAACTTAGGTATTACAGGTACAGGTGTCCAGTCTAAATTTAAGTAGCTTAAGTCTCCGTCTACAGCTAACTCGTTTTTATATTTTGCTATTGATTGCTCTCCTCTTGCATAAAGTCTAAGCCTGTTGAACTCAGTCCATTGATCGTAAAATCTACATGAATTATAGGAGCCTCCTTTTCTAAACCACTCGTATTGAATCGCCTGTCCTATTTGTAATCCATACTCTTTTGTTTTCTTTTTTGAATCAGAAACAAATTGATCGGGAAAAGCAGTAGATTTTATATCTATAGTTACTCCTTTCATTTATCTTATTATTTGACTTATGGAACTCTTATTGTTATATCTTGCAAAGTTAACACTTATTTTTGATTTTTGTTTAGTAGGTGTATACAAGTGCTTTTGATTAGCCATAATGGCTAAACCAGAGCTTATACTCGCATCAAACCTTGTTCTATTATTAATATCAAACTTTGCCCAGTCTTCTAAAGTTCTTTGAAAATACATAGTTCCTATTACCTCTGCGTCTCTATAACTTCCTTCAAAATCAAACCCTATATGTTTTTCTATATACGACTCTATTGCAGCAGCATGAGACTGCTTTACATCTTCAGAAGAGTTTGGTATACCTCCTAATTCTTTTTCTGTTTTTGACAATTTGTTAAATCTTTTGTCAGGCCTATTCATACAATAACCCCTATAACCTCTATTTTTAAAATGATACAATAATCTTGGTTTATTATTTTCACACAATATAGGCATACCGTAAAATACGCAGGCCATTAATACTTCTTCAAAAAATATTTCTGCTGTTTGCGGTCTTGCAATGTATTCTAAAAAAAATTCATTTGATGGCGCGTGATCCATATTAAACTTTGTCAAACCATGCAACGCACCATTAGAGCCCTTACCAACTACTACTCCAGAAATATCATAACTATCACACCCAAAAGATCCAATATGCTCATTACCAGGATATTTTTTTCCTAACTTGAGTATATGTCTATTTTGTAATCTTTTCTCAGGAGTCCAAGTTACTAAAAATCTTCCACTTTTATTTGGGCTAAATATTACTTCAGTATCTTTAACACCATCTCTCCAATGAAAAGATCCACGCGTTACATGATGATCTAATATACAAGAATCATTATAATCTATTTGTTGATATATTTTAGTTAAATTAAATAACGACTGCTTGCTTTCATCTCTAAATGCATGAGACTCAGTCCTTGGAAATTGCCTGTAAAATTCATTTAAAGCATCAGCATCATTACTTAAAGAACTTACTTCGTTTTCCCAATAATCTATTGCTCCCATTGTTATGTCTTCACCATCTATTCCAATTACAGGTGTTTTAGGTTGATGCAAAACAGGCATACCATATCTATCTATATATCCCTCAAAATTCCATTCCATAGGTATAAATAAATTATACAGGCCTGATTTTGTTTGACCGTTTTGATTTCTTTTTGATGCGTCTGAATCTTCATATAATTTTTTAAAATTTGCACCTCCTTTATCTAACGCATTAGATGTTGAACCCATCATACATTTACCAATAATCTTACTACCAAGCCTTAAACAAGTCTTTGTTACCCGCCAATTATTTAATATATTTTCAGGCCTTTCCCATTTACCGCTTTCATCATGTAACAAGTATTGTAGCTTTTCACCATCATAAGAGTTATCCGAAGTGTTTTTCCAATCAATAGTAGTGTCAAGCCCGTCAAGTTCCTCATCTCCAGTATCATACATATTTTTCTTAGTAATCTTTGATGCTGGTACTCTGTATGCTAATTCTGTTTTTGGCTTATCCATACCATCTTGAATAGGCTTAAAAAAGAAAGGATAATTGTTTGAGATTGGAACTACTTTATCTGTAAACATTTTTTTAGCATCAGCTCCTGTTTTAGACAATATACCAATACGAGCGTCTCTGGTTATTGTTGCTTGATTTACTCCTTCGCAAGAACTCATGAATGAAAATCCTGAACGTCTGATTTTTAAATAACACATACCAAAACTTCTTTTATCTGCTTTACAAGCTTCCCAATAAATATAAAAAATTCTATTAGCTTCTCTAAAATCAGGATTTCCTACATCAATTTTTGTCCATTGTAAATACATATAATGAGTACCCGTTATATATGTTGGAGAACCATTGTTTAAAAACCAATGTCCCTGCTCTCTTCTGTCAAATTCTTTTTCTATATAGTCAACCCACTCTGATTTAAAATTAGGTGGAGTCGCGTGCCATTGAAATATTGACTGTATTCTTTTTAATTGCTTTGGTAAAATAGTAGGTGACCAAAACTGATCTTCTTTTTTTTCTTTAGAGTTTACAAATTTTAAAGGTTTTTTTGGTAGTGCAATAATTACATTACTAATATTATATATATCACCTATTGTTCCGTCTCTTGATATTACTACTACTTTATATTTTTCATCATAACCATATTTCCAAGAACGAGCTTTATTTTTGTTGGTTACAACAGATTTAGGAATATAATTATTTAATATTCTGTATAAATTATTTTGATCTTGATTCGGCAAATCCCTTAGGTGTATTATTATTTGAGCTTACAATATTTCCTTCTAATAAATTTTTTTCTTCTTCTATTTTTCTTAATATTTCAAAAGCGTCCATTATACAAAGTTTTTTAGTTGCAGCTGCATTTTTTAATCTATCAGCGGCAAGCTCATCATCTGCATCATATTTAATTATATCTTCCTTTGCAACTTTTATTAATTGTGCAACTGCCTTTTTACCAGCTTCTATTATTTTTATTTTCAACTCTTTACTTTCCATCTAATATAGTTGTTATATTGTTAGTAAACATTCTGTATAATAATTCTCCATCAATATTAAATTCATATTCACTTTCTGGTTTGAATATTATTTTATCTCCTTCTTTTACACCTAAACTCTCCAGTTGTAAATTTGAATACTTAAGTATGCCTTGTAATGGCTCATGCTTTGTGTTTTTTAATATTACCGAATCCTCAGCAGGTATTGGTTTTACAAAACAATATTTTCCATGTGCTTTCCAGTTATTGTTTCTTTTATATAAAAAAAACTGATCGTTTTCTACAAAAAATAAATTTTCTTTAAAATAACTTTTTCCGCTTTTTCTACGACCATACATATCATTATAAAACTTAAAAACATTATGATGTACTATCAGCGTGTCTCCTGGCCTCACTTCTCCTTTATAATTTAAAGGAAGAGAAATAACAGTAGCAAAACGATTAGATGATTTATGATCTTCTTCAGAAACGCTTGTTATAAAATCTATATCTTTTAGTTTCTTAATGTTATCATATCTTCTTTCATTATAAGGTTTTACAATAAAGGAATCAATTGATTGCATTAAAAATTTATATTATATTCTAAAGTTATTGGCAAGGTATATAAAAATTCTTTCCAAATAAAAATTTCTTGATTTTTTTCTACCCACAATTTATAAGATTGCGATTTTTCGTTTGCTTGTATTAAGTGTATTTTATACTCACCACCCAGAACAGGTTGATTTACAATATAGTGCATTGATCCTGACTTATAGTCAGATCCAATGGAAATCTTTCTTATATCCATTTTATTTTATTTTTTATCTTCTACTAAACCCTTATTAATCTCCGCTGTAATTTCTTCTACTATAGATAATGTACTAATTGGTAGTGATTGTAATAAGCGGTTTATATGTTTAATAGATTCTTCATTTAATTCTACTCTCATTCAATTTAATTTAATTTACGGTGCTGCTACTATTGGTATTAAATAGTTAACACCATTTATTCTTACCTCCCAAGTTTTATTTGGAGTTATAGTTTGTGTTGCAATAGAACCTAAGTTGTTCGCTGCTGTACCAAAAGCAAGCTGATTTGCAGCATTAGTTGATGCACCAGCTCCAATTGCCACACTGTAATCGTCAATAACTTGTGCGTTATCACCTATAGCTATTGACTGTGCTCCTGTAGTTGAAGCATTACGTCCTATGGAAATTGATTTAGTTCCTGCTGTGTTAGAGTCGTTACCAATAGCAATACTGTCTGTGCTTGAAGCATCATCTCCAGCAGAAGCTTGACAACCTATAGCTATAGTACAAGTACCTTTGGCTTTTGATTGATATCCTAATGCAATAACAGCAGAAACAACATTTACGGTGCTGGCTTGTGCATCTGTTCCAATAGCTATATTATTATTTCCAGTTACTGTTGCAGTACGCATTGCGCCTTTACCAATAGCAACATGGGAATTACCTCCTATTGTTGGCGAAGCAGCATCTTCCATTGCAAGGTATCCTATTGCAATAGATTGACTTGTTACAGTAAACTTCATTGCATTTTTACCTATCGCTACTTGACCAAATCCAGTTGTTGTTACACCATTGGTATTATTACCAGCATAATGACCAACATAAACAGCACCACCAACCACTGATGTCGCATTAAACTCTCCCGCATGACCTCCTAAAGCTACGTTTCCAACTCCTTGCACAGCAGTTCCTGAGCCTTGGAGTTGAGTTTGATCCATAAAGAAGAGCTTGATAACCAATACCAATATCTGCTCCACCAAAGGCTTCCATACCTGCTTGATACCCTAAGAATATATTATCTGTTTGAACCAATACCCCATCTGCAAGAGCCTGATATCCTATAGCTATGTTTCTTGCTCCTGTCGTTAATGTAGATAATGTGTTTTTACCTAATGCAATATTTTGGTCTGCATCTGCACTATTGGCTGTTGATAAAGAATTGTCTCCTATTGCTATATTGTCATCAGCAGCTACAAGTGATTGTCCTGCACTTTTTCCTATTAAAATATTTCTTGCTCCTGCAAGTAATGCTTTACCTGAATCTGTTCCTAATGCTATATTGCTTGCTCCATTTGTAGATACTAATAAGGCATTTGAACCGATACCTATATTATCAGCATTTGTTGCAGCCGCAGCACCCGCAGAAGCACCAATAAATATAGAGTTTGTTGATGAGTCAGTTGTTCCTGCCGCATCTACATTACTCCATCTATATGTTGTATTTCCTGCATTAAATATATATGCTCTTGAAGATTTAGAAGCCCCTAAAACTAAAGTGTATCCTTCTTTTCCAACCTCTCCATTTGCTATAGCTAAACTCTTATAAGAATCGTCAAATCCATAAACAATACTTTTTTCTAATCCCATAGCCGATGAGCCAGTTCCACTATTAGCTCTATAGAACCAATATTCATTTTCATCTGGTATAGCAAAACCTTTAATATCTAAATCAAAATTACTTGCGGTTGTGCTTATTCCATTAAAATGATTAGTGGTAGAGCCTGAAGAAGCAGTAGTTACACCATCTATATCAAATGTTCCGCTTCCTGTTATTGCTGTGCCTGTCCCTGAGTTTCCTGTTAAATTAACTGAGGTAACAGTTCCGTTATTAGTTGCACTTACAGTTACCGCTCCTGTAGCCCCTGAAACACTTATTCCTGTTCCCGCTACAATACTTGTAACTAATCCAGCACTACTCCAAGTTCCGTCTCCTCTTAAATATTTATCAACATCATCAGTATTTGCTATTGGTTGCGGCACAAATCCAGATACACCATTTGCTGAAGCAGTAGCTCCCTGAAATGCTTCTGGTAAAGTAACGGTTTTTGTGTTTACACCAGTAATATGTCCCGTTCCGTTTGATGTTATTGAATCTATAACAGTAATGTCCCCTCCTACTAAAGGAGAAGAAGTGCTTGTTGTGTTTGTTCTTGTTACTGTACTATGATTAAATGTTACTGTATTACCTGTAACAGAAGTAGAAATAAGAGTTCCTCCAGAGAAAGTAAATGCCCCAGTAGTTGTAATTCCTGTTCCCCCAGCGTTATCAGCATTTATTCCGACCGATGATACTGTTCCTGAATTATTTGTAAATGGTAAATCACTTATTAAAAATTTCTTTGTTGTGTTACCTGTTGTTTCTTCCCCAGCTAAATAATCAGATCCAGAAACCGTACTCGTTGAAAGCTTACTTACATCTAAGTCAATTGTTATAGTGTTTGGCGTTCCCGTAGCAATAGCTGTTCCTATTCCTACACCTCCTACCCACTTAACTTGACCTGAGTTATTAATACTTATTCCTGCCGCATTATCTGCATCTGCACTCCAAGAATAACTTGTTGCTGGCGTAGCCCACGTTCCATCACCTTTTAAGAATTTATCATAATCTGTATTTAAACCTTGACCAAATGGTATTGGCACACCCCCAGCAACTCCATTTGTTCCGCTTGACGCTCCTGTAAATGATGCTAATGATATGTTTACAGTATCTGGTGTTGGATTAGAGGTTAACGCAACACTAATACCTCCATAACCGTTCATTGTTACCGTATCATTTGAGCTTATGGTATGATTGCTACCCTGATCTCCCGCAAGTGTCCAGCTTTGGTAATTGTCAGAATTAGGTAGTGTAATAGTAACAACATCAGCTGCTGTTATATGTCCTTGTGCAGAAGTTGTTACGGTTTTTATAACATCAAAAGTACCTCCTTGCGAAGGAGACTCAGCGCTTGTTGTATCAGTTCTTGTAATAGAATCATGACTAAATGTTACAGTGTCAGTTGCCGAAACAGCAGATGTTATATCAGTTCCTCCGCTAAATGTTATTGTATTTCCGTCTGTTATAGTTTGTGTTACTGGAACAGATGCGTCATCAGATATATCAAAACTAAATGATGTAGTTGCTGCTGACCAAGTACCATCACCTTTTAAAAACTTATCATAATCTTGAGTTGATGCCTGTGGCGCTGGTACTATTCCTTTTGTTCCGTTTGCAGGGGCATTTGTTGCTCCTGTAAAAGTATTTACAGATACCGCTGGTATTGCTGGGTTAGTTGCATTATCAACTGTTATAGGTAAATTTCCTGATACTGATGTTACGGTACCACCTCCAGAAATTGCTGTCCAACCTGCTGTGCTCAAGAACTTTCCATCATCAGCTACCTGAGGCGCTGGCACAGCTCCTTTTAATCCTGGATTACCTTGTGGAACGTCTGGCGCTGTAAAATCATCTAAATTAATAGTTACCTTACCTGGGTTAAAACCTGCTGGAGCTGTCGCAGATGTTGTTACCCCAGTTCCTCCTACCCAATTTACAGCTACGCCATCTTGTACTCCTAAACTCTGTGTGCCATCACTACCAAACTTCCAACCAGTGTAAGAAGCGTTTACCTCCCAAGTACCGTCTACTTTTAAAAACCTTCCTGTACCAAAGTATGTAGCTAATGGTGCAGGAACCGCTCCTATTGTACCAGGCGTTGTATTATTAGCAGGGCCTGTAAAAGCACTTAATCCAAAGTTAATAGTTGGGTCTATTGCTGGAGCAGTTGGAGCTGTTACTGTTACGTCTATACCTGCCGAATCTACATATTTAATTACGCTTGGAGTAACATTACTAAGTCCAGAAGAAGAAAAATCTTTTCCAAGCTGTACATTTGCTGTAGTTGTATTGTCAGTTATCTCTATTCTTGGAGTACCAGAAGTAAATGAAACATATCCAATAGTATCTAACGTAATTGTTTGTACATCTTTGTTTGTAGCGGCATTATCAGTAATTAATAATTTATTCTCTACACTTATTGAAGTTTGAGCTGGTGCTGTCTCTATTAAGTTGTTAGCACTATCATTATAGTTTAAAGAAACTACATTAGTAGTAGCGTCTATATCAATAGGATCTGTTGATGTATACACCTGCCCTGGTGCTGTTGTCCAACCTGCTGTGCTTAAAAATTTACCGTCATCTGCTACTAATGGTGTTGGAACTGTTCCTTTAGATCCTGGGTTTCCAGCAGTAACGTCTGGCCCTGTAAAATTATTTATGTTTAATGCTGGTACAGCTGGGTCTGTTACCAAGTCTACGGTTAATGGAGCGGTAACAGAAACCCCTGTTAATGTTCCCGATCCTGATGGTGTACCCCATGTTCCATCTCCTTTTAAAAACTTATTGTAATCATTACTTGCTGCAATAGGTGCAGGAACTAATCCTGATGTTCCGTCCGTTCCTGCTGGTAGTGGTGTGCTTGCTGCACCAGTAAATACGCTATACTCTGTATTCGGTGGTATAGCCCACGTGTTGTCTGCTCTTAAATAAGACTGAGATACAGTTGTCCCATTTAAGGCTGTTGTTGAAGCTGTTAACCCAGCAGTTAATACATTTGTTCCGCTAATATCTAACCCAATGTATGTATAATCAACAGTAGCTATAGTATTTACTTGTTCAGTAAATGTTATAGTATTGTTTGTTACATCTACTGTTCCCGCAGCGCTTGCAGGGCTGGTAGCTATTCCAAATGAGGTTAAGCCTGATGCTGTTGCAGAATCTATAGTAATTCCGTTTGCTGTTGTTGTTATAGTAGTACCCCCTGTTCCTGTTAGTGTTACAACATCATCTGTTCCATTTCCTGATAATACAATTTGATTTGCAACAGGAACTGTTCCAACTGCAAAAGTAGCATTACCATCTCCTCCTGTTACTGTTATAACTTCTGAATCTACATATCCTGAACCACTTTGTACTGTGCTAAATGCAGTGATATCACCATTACCCCCTACACTCACTACGTTTACTGTAAATCCTCTACCGTTTCCGCTTGATGTAGTTTGGTATATTCCAGTAGTATAATTAGTTCCAGCGTTTCCTTGTGTTATTATTGAATTTGTTAAACCTGGTCCAGCTCCTAACTGATAATCAGTAGAGCCATTACTTATAGCTGTTACAATACCTCTGTCCGATACAGTAACATTAGCTGATGTGTATGATCCAGCTATTACCCCAGATGTAGGTATTTCAACTGTTAAGGTTCCGCTTGTTGTTATTGGAGAACCACCTACGGTTAAATTTGTGCTTGTAAGAGCTACGCTTGATACACTTCCGCCTCCTGCTGATGATGATAGTGTTAAGTCATTGGAAGCGTCTACAGTCATAGCAATGTTACTACCCGCGTCTATATTTACTGTACTTGACCTTACTCCGTCCGAGTTTGTCAAGCCTACTGTGTTTAAAGAAACAGACGTAATTGTAAAAGTACCTCCCGTACCCCCTAATACCCCTATAACATCTCCGACAGTATATCCTGTACCTCCGTTTAATGAGTCTATAGATTGAATAGCTCCTGCCGCAGCTGTAATATTAACTGTTAGTCCTACTCCTGCCCCTGAATAAGAAGTTCCAACTCCCGTACCAGAAGTATATCCTGAACCCCCAACTATACTTCCTGAAGATGCTGGGACACCAGTGTTTGAAAAACTTAAATCCCAGTCTGATCCAACTGGAACAGAAAATGCTCCTGACCCGTCATAGTATTCAGTTGCTAAACCTCCTGCTAATCCATTTGTTACTAAAGTCGCTGAAACGTCTGGAAAATCTGTAGGGCTTGAAACACTTAAGTCTAAATATGTGCTGTCTGTAACGCTAACTGATTCAACTGTTCCTGTTCCTGTTCCTGCGTTTGACCATGATGGTCCAGCGTTAGCCCCTCCAGAAACTAAAACTTGTCCTGCCGTACCTCCGTCTCCATCTAAAAAGAGCTCTGTATCTTCTAAAGATAAAGATCCAGACTCTATAGTTAGTAAGCCATTAGTTGCGCTTGCAGAGGCATCACCGTTACCAGTTAAATATATATTTGCAAGGTTTGTTCCTACTGCATCTGCTGTCCCTCCGTTATTTAAAACTGACTGTAAGTCTTGAGTACCAGCAGCAGTAGAACTCCATTCCATTGAAGTACCCGCTGCATTTATAGCTAATACTTGACCCGCTGTTCCTGAAGAACCAGTTAAGTTATCACCAAGATATATTCTACTACCTACGTCTATAGTTATTGCTGAATCTGTTACTCCTGTGCCTAATCCTGAAAATTGATTGTTTCCACTAAAAGAGTTATTTCCTTGTGATATTATTCTTGACTCATCATCAAGATTTATATTTGAACCACCTGTTCCTGTTCCGTCACCAGTCATGCTAAACCCTTGCATAAGAGCTACGTTTCCTGCTGTTAAAACTTCTTGAAATGTAGGTGTTGTATTTGTTGGTGCGGCTGACCATTCTAACCCATCAGCAGTAGCGTTTACTGCTAAAAATTCACCAGCTGCTCCAAATGTTCCGTCTACGGTTAATTGCTGTTTTGAATAAAAATTAACCGCATAAGCATTAGTTCCTGTTGGGTCTCCTAAATCTAAATTGTTATTTATAGCGGCAGGACCAGCCCATAAAAATGAAGTAAATTCACTACCAGTTAAAGATCCTAATGTTAAAGCAGTATTGGTAAAGTTCATACTACTATCGTCCGCATTTAAGACTCTACCTGTAACTGTGGCTGTTGCATTAACAACTAAAACTTGACCCGCAGTACCAAACGCACCATTGATGGTTAGTTGGGTACTTGCGTCAAGCTCTAATGTTCCAGTTAAATCAATTGTACCAGTAAGGTTTATGTCCTCAGTGGCAGTATCTCCCGTTGTAAGCACTGATTGCAAATCTTGCAATACAGTTCCTGCGGCAAGGAGGTCGCTGACTAAAAAAGTTACTGTCTTATTGTTATCACTTACGTCCGTTGCTATTAGTAAATCACTTGCATTAGGAGTGACCGTTGGATAAGCAGTCGTATTTTTTATTTTAGCCATATTGCGACATTTTTAATTTACTTGGTTTCTACTTTTTTTAATTCAGGAGCTTCTTTGCTTTCTTCTTCCTTTTCGGAAATTTCTCCTGTTTCTAAATTGATTGTTACGTCTTTTCCGTATTTATCCATTAGCTCTTTTTCTTTCTCACCAAATTTAGATTTTATAATCTCTATTGATTCCATTATTTTACTTTGCTGTAAAACAGTGTTTCCCAGCTCTAATTTAGCTGTGTTAAAATCTTTTTGTAAGTTCTGTAAATTTGCTAACTCGTCTTTAGTTAATTTTTTCATTTAATTATATTTAAAGGTTAATAAAACACAAAGATAATAAATATTTATTTATATAATTATGTTGGCACATTCGTGTTGAACGAAGGCGAACCAACACCAGATCCAGTAAATCCATTACCTGAACTATCAGTGTATGAAGTTCCTGTACCTTCATTAAATCTCCACCATGCAGTTAGGTTAGCTGACTGATTATAATTACCAGAATTTGTGCTTAAATCTATAGGTGCTCCTGAATTATAAATAGCTGCAATATTAGTAGCATTTAAAGCGGTAGAAAATACTGCATAATTATTCATTTCACCATCAAAAAAGTTTACATTACTATTTCTTCTCATAAGTGCTTGGATTTACTACAGAACCATTTTTATAAATACGCCATTCGTCTCTATCTTGTGTAGAACCCATGCTGCCTGATGGTATAACAATAGCTAAGTGATACCATTGTCCAGTTGAAATAGCTGAGTTGGCTGTTCTTGCAGTATTTCTATTATTACTACCAGCCCCTGCAAAACCTTGATTTAATCCCATAACATGAAAAACTAACGATCCATTTCCGTTTACCACCATTTTTAATCCATAGTAATTATTAGTACAACAATTCCCTAAGTCATAAATAAAGTCACCACCTCCTGTTCCAAGAGTGTCTATATACACCCAAGCTGTTAAAGTAAGTCCGCTACTATTAATAGAAGCTTGAGATGGATTTAATGCCGAA